AATTCTATCCGCAAGAAGGGAAGCTAAGGCTACAGGGGATAAGAATTTAGAAAATGCAGCACTTCTTATTACTAAGCACATATTTGGAGATTTTGAACTTCCTAAAGATGATGTAGGAAAGACAACTCTAGATCCAGAGAGAGAACAATTTAATAGAGAGAAAAAAGAATTTTATCAAAAGCAGACCATAGACTTTGTAGAAGGTGTTAAGTCTACTGGAGTAGAAACCCTTTGGGGTGAAGTAAGTAGAGCATTGAAACCATACAAGTTAGCTTCTTTTGTAGAACGCTCAGCTACAGAAGCTATCATGTCTGATATATTTAATGAATTAAATGGTGATCGTGACCATCAAAATGTCATGAAGCAGTATTGGAGTGAAGCACAAAAGGGTCTATCAAGTGAACTGAAGTCTAAGTTAACCTCTGCCTTTCTTAGACGGGCGCGAGCTAGTTTAAGCACGGTTCGTGATAGAAGATTACGTGAATTTCTTGGGAAAGATTTCAAAAAGGATTTTGTCAAGCCTGGTGGAAATAATAAGAGTGAAACAACTCCACTCAGACGTGAAATAGTCAAAACATCTGGGAAGAGGATTCCACAAAAGACTGATAAGATTATGGACCCAAGAGATATTGATTACAGACGTACTTCTAGCATGGATATTTTGGAAGGACGTATTACTCCAAAAAGGTAAAGGTTAATCATGGCACTTGCAGAAACCCAAGTAGTTGGGACTGAATTAGAAACAGTTTCTAAAAAGCTCCCAATGCTGTTTGAGAGAGATGATGCATTTATCTCTAGTATTGAGAAGAAAAAAGTGGAAGTTGTCTCTAATAGAGACATGCGTATTCCACTTGCAATTAGACCAGGTGGAAAGTTTGGACATTATTCTCCTTCTGGTGGTTCAATGGGACGTGGTGGTGCTGCTGAGTTTGATAAGGCAGTAATTAACGTAGTTCATCTACGAGAAGCGATGGGCTATGAGTTACTTGCTGAAATGGCTACTGATAGTACACGAAAAGCAGTAGTTAATGTAATACGTAAAATCGTTGCTGAAGCAGTTGATGAATTCCGCCGCAACTTGGATGCTCTTGCCCAAACAGATGGAACTGGTGTTTTAGCAACTATTAGTGCTGTTTCTACAGCAAGTAATAAGGATACGTATACATTAGATGCTGCCGGAGATGGTTTCAATGCAAAACTCCTCCGGGATCGTAACTTCTATTCCGTTTATGATGCTGCTTTAGCAAACCGTCGTACTTTTGCTAATAACAATGGAACAGCAGTTGGTGGAGAAGCCCCTATTGATTTGTATGATCTCCAGAATAAACAGGTTCGCTTCTCTGAAACAATTGCTGCTCCTGCTATCGCAACAGATAAGATTGTAGTTTCAGGCTTAACTGCAACTCCCCCAGTATCTCTATTAGGTGTTCCTTATCACCATAATAATGCTGCTACTGGATCTTGGTTAGGATTTACACGCTCAGCTACTCCTGAAATTCGTGCAAACCGTGTAACTGCTTCTGCTGCTTTTGCACTATCACATGCAAGATTAGCAATGAATCTTGTTGGAGATAGAGTTGGAAGCAATACAGGTATTAAAGCCGTTGCATGGATGCATCCTTGTCAGGCGCAACAGTATGAGGCATTGGGGCAACTAGTTTCTCTTATTATTAAGGCTAAGAGAGAAGAGGGATTGGATTTGTATTTCGGCAATGATATGCAAATGGCTGGTGTTCCAGTTAAAGTCCACTTCCTCTGGGATAAAACTCGTATTGACTTTATTGTTGGTGATGTTTGGGGACGTGCCGAAATGAAACCAATCGGTTTCTATGATGTTGAAGGTCGTAGGTTATTTGAAGCAAGAAGTACAACTGATGGATCTGTTCTTGCTGCTAATGACTTCTATATCACCTGTGCTCTCAACACATTTGTTGATAATCCAGCAAAGTGCGCTTACATTTCTGGATTAACTAAGCCCTCAGGTTACTAATGATTATTCTAGGTGATTTCTTTAGAGTGAAATCCTCCGAGATAAGACTCTATGTGGAATCTGCTCAAGAGCGCGTTTTCCCGTGCCTCTCCTAGAAAGAGACGGGATTTGTTCTTTTTATGGAAAACATTAAACTAATAAACAGATGGCTAAAGGAGAAATATGGCTCTATTTTAGATGGTAGAGCTAAGTGGAAGCTAGTTTTCTCTGAGGGGCAATTTGAAAAAAGACATGCAACAGTTGAACGTTTTACACCAGCTGGAATCTATTTAGGAACTGATACAGGAGTGCAAGTTCTTAAGAAGTATTCCTATATAAACGAGCGATGGATTTTAGAAGAACTAGTATTTATTGATAATAATGAGCTAATAAGAGCTGATAAATCTTCCTATGAACCTCGTTGGGTTTTTGAGGATAAGGATGGAAACTATCAAATCCCAAACCAAAAGGCGGTTCAGTTTCTTGTTGAAAGTATTCTTAAGAAGAGAGAGGAACTCAATCATGAAAAGAGGAATGAGGAAGACGATTACCAAGAATATGATAGAAAGAAAAAGATAGCTAGGAAAGAAAATTATGAGATTCTTGGTGGAGATGCTGGAATAAGTGAGCAATTATTTTCTGGTGAAGCTGTTAGTGTTCAAGGTTTACGTGATGTGGTTAAAAACTAACTTGGGAAATTCTGCTAGCCCTAAATAGCAGTGGAGATATAAGAAATGCATACAGTTGTTTCAGCTTGTTCATTTGCAATTAATGAGAAGAAACCCGGAATTTTTCCAGATAGTTTTCTTCTTGATGCAGCGGATCCAAAAAATGGAGTAATAAAGACACTTCATATTGATGATGGAAAGATGATTCGTTATATCCGAGATGGAGAAAGTATTAATCTTCCAGTTCCATCTAAAGAATTAGCAGAGTCGGTAGTTAATGATCTGCTTATTTCAATTCCAGGATATGATGGTCCAAGTAAATCTCATCCTGCCTTATTTTGTATTGAAGGAAAGTGGAGTGAGAAGGATATTAGAACCAGATTTAAGGATGAATTAGATAAAGCATTAGAATCACAAGTAAGATGGTTCCATATAATTGTTAGACTTGCAGATGATGAATGGGCAGCTTATCATCAGCATAGGATGATTAGTGATCTTCAACGTTACGCAGCTAATTATCTTGGTTTGAATAAAGAGTGGGCAAAAGATATTGATAGTGAAACTTTACAAAAGTGCCCAGCTTGTTCTTCTTTAATTGAAGAGACAGCATTAATTTGCAGGCATTGTAGGACAATTCTAAAGCCAGATGAGATGAAAGAACGTGGTTTATCTCAAGTGGTAGGATAAATGGGGTAAATGGCATATCCAAGTGTATTAGTTAGTGTAATTATCACTGAAGCACAGGTACTACTTAATGATAGTAGTGGAGCTCTCTATCCAACTGCTACACTACTTCCTTTTGTTAAAAAGGCTTGGAGAGAATTACAAAATAGATTCATTAAGTTAGGCCGCTTACCCTCCTCTCGTGTTCGTGCAACCCCAATTACAATTACAGCTCTAGTTACTGAATATCCAGCTGGTTCTATTCCTACTGATTTCTTAGAACCATTAGACTTAGAAGAAAGAGCTGTAGGTTCCTCTGATCTCTACACTCCAATGGTTCAAAGAGATTGGGAACCTAATCTAGAACAATCACCTTCTCTACAGTTTTGGACTTGGAGAGATGATGTAATTAAATTCTTAGGAGCTACAGCTGATCGAAGTGTAAGACTTTATTATGCAAAGTCTTTTACAGTTATTGCTGATGCAACTACAGCTCTTCCAATTCCATATGCTCAAACTTTTCTAGCAGCTAGAACTGCTGCATTGGCAAGTTTCTATATTGGGGCTAATTCCAGCCGTTCCAATGAGTTAAACTCAGATGCAGGAGAAGCTTTAGAAGAGATAGTAGGAATACAAGTATCACATATGCAAGGAATGACATTTAAGCGTAAACCCTATGGTTACAGACGTGCAATGCGAAGAATGATTTACTAATCTGGGAGAATAACCTCCCGCTTAACAAAGCCTGATTAGGAGTTGAAATGCCTGACCTAGAAAATCCAGTTGGAAATGCAAGTATGTTTGCAAGACTTAGAGGTTCACAAGCTGGTGCTGCACTACCTAATACTTATGCATTACTTGATGGAAATGGACAATTTGGAGTAAATGCAAGAGGTAATGGTAAATCCTGGTATGTTGATACATATGCTGGAAGTGACAATAATAATGGAAAGTCTTGGGGACAGGCTTTTGCAACAGTTGCATATGCATTTACATTCATGGGTAACTATGATGTATTGTTTATCAATGGTGTTGTAAAAGAACAAGTTACGGCTCCTCAAGATATATTTGAATGTACTATTGTTGGCGCAGCTAATAGGCCAAGACAAGCTACAGATGCAGGGGTAGCAACTGGTGGAGGTGCATGTTGGTTATCTCCTGCATCTCCTGCTGCAACGACTCCATTATTAAAACTTAGAGAACAAGCATGGACAATCATGAATATTCTCTTTGCTCCAGTTGCAAGCTCAGCATGTATTAGATTAAGCCGTGCTGAAACTGCTGCTGATATGGATGCATCACACGCTAGTATTATTGGTTGTCGTTTTGCCGGTGGTGGTGCAGCTGGTATTGGTATTGAGGATGTTGGTGGATGTTCTAATGTATTAATTGAAGGTTGCTCATTCCATGATTTAGCTGGAACGGCAATTAAAGGTATTTCTACTGGAATTGCAGTTCCCCTTGGGTGGGAAATTAAAGGAAATAAATTTAGGCAGAATGGAAAAGACATTACAATGTCTCTAAATTATGCCCTAATTGAACACAATACCTTCTTTACTGCCTTTGCTGGTTCTGCTGAGATAATCAATACTAAGTTTGTTTCGGCTCAGGGTAGTTTGAATATTGTTAGACTTAATCAGTTCCCAGATATTGCTGCTGATATTGTTCCAGCTAAAGGATATACTGGAACGGCAAATGATACCTGGAGTAACTATGTTCTAAGTACAGCTGCCTTGATTGTTGTTTCACCACCTACTTAAATAGAAGAGTAACTAGTAGTATACTGGAATCAATACAATGTCTGGTCGAGATCATCAACCGATTCACATTCGAGAATATAATGGATTATTCTCTCGTGGCTCGGCAGATGTTGTTCCCCCAGATCATTTTATTGATTGTCTAAACTTAAGATTTGATCAACTTGGGGTAAAAAATCGAGGTGGGGCGTCTTTGAATGTTTCTTTGAATAGTATAAAGAGAGTTCAGCTTTATACTAGAATTTCTGAAGCTCAAAGACGCCTCATTCTTGATACAACTGGTAATATCTATGATGCTACTGCTTCATTAACTATTCCAATTCTCCAAGGTGCAGTTTGGGCAACTGGGGGTTTTGCAGATTTCTCAGCAGTTTCTTTATTTAATCGTGCCTATCTAACCCCCCATAATCGTGTAAATGGGGCCACTGGTGGAATAGTCTGGGTTTATGATTCTTCCTCAACCTGGGGTACAATAGCTACAGTAGTAATTAACTCTGGGGGAGCTGGATATACAGTAAATGATGTTCTTACCTTAACTGGTGGAATATCAGGAATGGCCGCGACGTTAACAGTATTAACAGAGGCAGCTGGAGTAATAACAAGTGTTGCTATTACTACACGGGGTAATGGTTATCAAGTAAAAGCTGCAAATGCTGTAACTGGTGGAACTGGAGCAGGAGCAACATTTACCACAACTATACTAGCTGCTGCACGTCCTGCTGCTGGAGTAAAACCTACTAGTGGAGTAACTGCTGCAACTTCTGGAACAGCTGGAAATGTAGAAGCAGGTTTACATTTAATTCGTGTAGTTTATGAAACTGACTCTGGGTTTATTACACAAGGTAATGCTACTCCTACACAATACACAGCCCCAGGAGCTTTTAAGATAGATTTAACTAATATTCCACTTGGCCCGGCTGGAACGGCTAAGAGACATATATTAGCTACTAAGATTATTACTAATTACTCAGGACGTCCTGATGATTATGAATTTTTCTTTGTTCCAAGTGGAGAAATAGCAGATAATACAACTACAACCTTGACAATAAACTTCTTTGATAATGATCTGGTAGCTTCTGGTGATTATCTCTTAGATCAAGCAGAAACAATAGCCGCGATGGTATATGTTAACTCTTATCAAGGTTCAATGATAGGAGGGGGAGAAGATAATCTAGAAAGTGTTGTCAGGGTAAGTAAGCCAGGAGAGCCAGAAAGTTTTTCTTCTATTGATGGATTCTTACTTGCCAATCCTGGGGATGCTGGAGAGGGAGTTAAAAATGGAATTGAATATAGGGATCTATACTTTATACACAAAGGTCAGCGTACTTATATTACTAAAAACAATGGAGCTGAACCAGCTACTTGGGATGTGAATTTAGTTGATAATGCTATTGGAACTGAGTGTTATGGAGCTAGCATTGTAGTTGATAGTTTAGGTAATACACTTGATAGATTTATAATTGCAGATAGGGCGGGACTGGCTCTTTATGATGGAAGTTTTAAGGACAAACAGCTATCTTGGAAAATCGAAGACACTTGGAATAGAATTAATAAGCAGTACTTTAATCAAATTCAAGTTTGTATAGACCCAGTTCGTAAGTTAATACACGTAAATGTTCCATTAGATTCTGCTACTGAGCCAAGCCATGTACTTACCTTTGATTATAAGAATGGCCTAGACCCAGCTAATATACGATGTGGAATTGACCTTTATCAGAAAAAGCCGACCTCTATCTTTATTACTAATAATAGAGCAGCTAATGACCTTACTCCACAATTAGAGTTTGGATCAAGTGAGCATAATGTATATATCCAAAAAGATTCTAATGCTTCCGATGATGGAAGTGCTATTAATTCTTATGGTGAAACTGCTAAACTATACTTAAGTGATGATGGAGTGGTTAATCATTATGGAAAAGTCCAACTAAGAGTTAAAGGAAGTGGAAATTTAAGTTTAACTCTAAATGGTCTAGATGATGTGATTACTTCTTCTCTCGGTAATATTGCTCTAGCAGTAAGCCCTGGAAAGGAATATTTTAAGCTAGCTAATTTACAGAGTGAGAAATGTTCAGTAAAATTTCAGCAGAATACAACTGCTAATAACTTCCTAATTAATAAAATTAGTCTCTTCATAGCTCCACTTTGGGAAGAGAGAGCTAGTTAATACTTTTATGCCATTAGTAGAAGCATTAATAGCAGGACGCCAAATAACTGATCCTAGGCAGGCTCAGGCATTTGAAGAGATTATTGATAAACTTGAGCTACTATTTCAAGCTATTACTGTTTCCCCGCGAGATGAATTTAACATTGGCTTTGGAGGATTTCCAAGAGAAGGGTTACTTCTTGACTTAAATGATCCTGTTAAGAAACTTGGAATTGGATTCCCACAATTAACTATTACTGAACGAAACGCCTTACGAAATCCTCCAAGGGGAACTATTGTATATAATTTATCCTTAAATTGTCTCTCCATTTTTAATGGCCTTAATTGGATTGATATAGGTTCTGTTCTTTCTGCTTATGGAATAGTAGGTTCTTCTACAGCTGGTGAGACAGAATTACTGGGAATAGATTTACCTCCATCTTTTCTTGATGAAAATGGAAAGAGTTTCAATTGGGAATTTCATGGATTAACAGCAGCAAATGGAAATACTAAACAGTTTAAGATATATATTTATCAATCTGGAGATGCTGGATTTGGAACTCTTATTTGGGATTCAACTGCTAATGTATTTGATGTAACTGGATCTCCACATTACTTTGCTGGAGAAATTAAAAGAATTACTCCCACTAGTCAATATTGTATAGCTTGGGGACAGTCACAGAATAATTTAGCAGTTAGGTCTATGTACTCTACTGACTTAACTAAAACTTTGGCTAATACATTAAGGCTTAGAGTTACTGGAATTGCCGCGACGACGAATAATGATTGTGTAAGTAGATCACTAACAGTTAGGAAAGCTTCTTAAGGAAATTACAATGGCAATACGACTTAATGATGAAGAGCTGTATAATTTTTATTCCCCACAGGATAATGGAGGAGATGTTAATATTGGATTGCCAAACGATCCAATAGAGTTTGTTCCCCCAGAAGAAGAGGAATTTCAGCTTATCCCTCCTTCTCCTACTAATCCAGTATTTCTTCCAGGCCCAGCTCCAATAGAAACTGGTGGAACAATTCCTCCATCTCAACCATCTCAACCATCTCAATCAATTCCAATTGCTCCACCCCCTCCTAGTATATTCAACCCTGGGGTAATTAATCAACCTACTAATCAACCTAATTTTACTCCACCTAGGGGTTTTGCAGGAGGTCCTCAATTAAATACTTCTAGGAATTTTACTCCACCAGTAGGCTCCACTAGGGCTTATAGGCCAAATCTAAAACTTCCTAATGCTTCCTATTGGAGAGGATTCTCTAATCAATTAGGTGGTCCTGGTGTAGCAAGTAGAAGGGGAGATCAAGGATTTTCAGGTTTAAGAATAGGTGGAGTATCTGGATTAGATAATCCAACTACTGATCCGCGTAGAAGATTAGTTGATAAGGCATTTGGCTTGGGTTAATTTATGTCTACTTACATTGCTAGTTTAATAGGACAACCTCCTCCTAGACCCCCTAATGTATATCTTTCTACAGGGGAGAGAAATCCTGAGAGAGATATATGGCATGATGCAAATCCAGAAGAAGCTGAAAGACAAGCAAAGGAATGGAGAGAGTGGTTCCAAAAGGAACAGGATATAATTTCTCGTGCTATTTCTGGAAGTGATGCTCCAGTTGAAGATGTATTAAGTGCTCTTGGATTTGCTGATGAGATTGAAAAGGGTAAGACTGTTTACTCTCGCTATCCACAAGAAGAGGCTGATAGATTAAGAAAAGAAGCCTTCGTCAGAGCTAAAAGTCATTATGAAGTAGATCCTGGAAGTGGATTATATTTTTCAACTAATCAAGGAACTGGACCAACTGGAGATCCAAGTACATGGAGTTTCTATGATTCTAATGGAAAATTAGTAAATATCTCACCCCAGGATCTTGATAGGTTAAGAAGAGAAAGAGGAATGAGTAGTTCCTTTGATCCATCTCAATTAGGTGGAGCTTTTGGTCTAGCTGGATCTAGACCAGTTTCTCCTGGATCGACTGGAATTCCACAAACTTCTCAAGCTGCTGCAAATACTCGTCCTTACCTTAATGTAGATAATCCATCTTCATATTCTGGCTACCGTTCTTATATTGGAAGAGAAGAAGACCCGGCTAAAGTGGCTAATCAAAGCCAAGCTGATTCTGCCTTTGGATTATATAATCGAGGAATTCCAGGACTCCAACCTGTTAATGCGATTGCTGGGTTGAATAGCCCTGGATATGGATATTATAGACCCACTACTGGATATGGATACTAATTATGGGACTCGGTAGATGGTTATTTGGTGGGCGAGATAAAAAAGAGACAGAACGATCTCGTCGAGAAATACAAGAACAACAAGACAGAAATAGAGCTAATGTTATTGATTTAACTCAGCTTTATAAGGACCAGCTTGGGCCTAGTAGAGATGACTTAAATTTAGCTAGGCAGAGAGAAGCAGAGATTTACCCTGAAATTTATAAAGGATATTCAGGTTTAGCTAATAGAACTAATAGAGATAATCCAGCCTTTTCTGGATATGAAGAGTTTTCTAGAACTGGGGGTATTTCTCCTGAAGATAGAGCTAAATTTACTGGTTATGAATCTGACTATAATCGTTTTGCTAATACTGGTGGAATGAGTCCAGAAGAAGCAAGACGAATGAGAGGGAATGGAATTTATGAAGAGGCTAGTCAAACTGGTCTCTATACTCCTTCTGATATAGCAGCTTATAGAGCTAGAGCTGGAAGTGGAATTCCTAGTTTGTTTGAATCTCTACGTGGTGAGCTTACAAGAAGGAATACAGTTCAGAGTGGGATTAATCCAGGTTATACAAGCCAAATGTCACGCCTTACTCGTGATACTGGGAGAGAAAGTACACGAGCATTAAATGAGGCTGAAATAGGATTACAAGAAGCTATTAGAGGTGGTAGACGCTGGGGAACTGAAGGGCTAACATCTAGTGAAGCAGCTTTACAAGCTAGACGTGCTGCTAATTTTCTTGCAGGAAAAGAGGGAGCAGTATCTACTGCATTTGGATTAACTGATAGAACTAATCAAGGTAGATTAGCTGGATTAGGTGGTCTTCGTGGAGTTGAATCTGATACTAATGCACTAAGAACAGCTGGATTAGGTGGGCTTTCTAATCTTCGGTCTACTTCTAATGCTGGGCTTAATTCTGCTAATGATCAATTAATGAGAGTTTTAGCTGGTATTGCTCAATCTTATGGATTAGATGCTTCAACTGCTGCTCAGTTACTTGGACTTAATATTCAGAATAATCCAGTTGAGCCTGGGCATTTAGATCAAATTAGTAGATTAATTTCTGCTGCTGCTTCTGCTGCTGGTGCTGGTGGTGGAGTAAAAGGTGGAAGACAAGCTGGAGCTTATCCAGTTAGTGAATCTTGGTTTGGAAGCTAAGGAATAATTCATGTTTAACTTCAAGTCACTCTATAGAAAACAAGTCCCAGATGATGATGAAGAGGAGAACTATTCTCTTCCAGAGACTTTAGCTGATTCACCTTCTGAAGAGGAAGATGATTCTGATTTAGAACAGGATGATGAGGAAGAGGAGGAAGCTTCTCCTAGTGAAGAAGATACATGGAAAGGTGTGCCAGCCTTAGATACTCCTGAAACTTCAGATATTCCAATTGAAGAGGAAGGTGGATTTGTTACTCCACAAGAACGTTTAATGGGAATTCTTACTTCTGGCATGACACGCCCTAATAAGGCTTTAGAAGCTTACAAGGGTCATATAGAGAATTTCCCACAGAGAGAAGAGCCTAGTAATTTTAGGCGTATTCTAGCTGCTATAGGAGCAGGTGCTACTACTTATAATGAAGGAAGTGAAAGAGGTAGAGCTGCTGGAGAAGCTATTAGATATCCCTCTTATAATAGAATGGTACAGGATTGGCTTGGAAAAGGAAAGGCTCTTGGAACTTCTGCAAATATTGAAGAAATGGGGATGAGAAATGAACTACGAGATAGAATGGGAAGAGCTAATTTAGAAGTTAGAATGCAGGGGGAGGATAGTAGACAAATTGATAGAACTTTGGAAAGGGAGAGAAAAGAAGGGGAAAGAGGAATTAGACATGAAGAGGAAGTTGAAAAAGAAAAGGGGAGGAATGTTAGAGCTGGAGAGAGAAATAAGGTTCTAGCTGATAGAGAGAAGAGATTACAGGAAGGCAAGGAAATTGAATCTGTTACTCCACAATCTCAGCTTGCTGCTAGAAGATTAGCAGAGAAAGCTGTAATGGATAAATTTCCTAATTTTGATAAACTTCTAAATGAGAATGGAACACTTAAACCAAGAGGAGAAGAAGGAACCCAAGAAGCAGCAGATTTTGATAACTTTAAGAGATTAGTTACGGCTGAAGTGGAAAAGATTTTAGGTAGAACTAGGACTAAGGCTAAGTAATTTATGGCTTCTTATATTCCACCAATTGATGATGAACAAGATCCATATCATAAATATATCTACAATCCACTTAGGAATCTTATCAATCAAGCTTGGGGATTAGGAAATAAAGAGTTTCTTCCAGACGAATTGAATCCTGCATTATTACGAGCAAAGGAATTAGAGAATATTAGATATAATAGTACCAATCAAAATAGTAAATTAGAAGCCATACTTTCAGGACTTTCTGAAGGAGCAGCGCAAGGAGTTGGAGAAAGGATAATAAAACCATTATCTTCTCCACTTGGAATTGCAGCAACAGTTTCTCCTCTTTTTAAGCCAGCTAAACTTGCTAAACCAATTTTACAGGCAATTGGAGGTTTGTTTGCTACTAGTGGAATTAGTCAAGTTCCCGAGGCAATGGAGCATGCTAAAGAGAAATATGATACTGGTGATTATCTAGCTGCTGCTGATGAAGCTACTAAACCAGTTTTCCAGATTGCAATGGGTGGAGTTGGTTTAGGAGCTGGAATTAAATCTCCTAGAGTATCATTAGAGAAAATTAAAGAAGCTATTAATCCTAATCTAGTCGTTAAGAGAGGAATTCCAAAGGGGGATCTAAATGTTAATATTAGGGGTAGGAATCCAATTGAAGAACCTTTGAATATTCCAAAGGAGATCCAAGTTCAACTTGAGAAGAATCCTTCTTTCTTTGAAAAACTTGACACGCCTTTAGAAGTTAAGGCTAGTGGTATTAAATTAAATGAACCTATACCTCTTAGTACTAGCCCAGTAATATTAAATAGGATCAAAGAACTTAAAGATCAAGGACTTAATTTTATTGAAGCTAGAAAGATAGCATTTGAAGAGAAGGGATTAAACGTAGGAGATCCTGTTCCAGAATTGAGAAATGTTACTCCAGTTAAGACTGGTGATCTTCCAGAAAATCTCTCCCAAAAAGGAGCCATTGGAGAAGATTATAAGGGATTTTTAGGAAAAATTGGAACTGAGGATCTTAAGCTTAGAAAAGACCTAGTTGATGATAAACTATTTTCCTTACAAGATTCTAAAGCTAATCCTAATTCTATCGAATATAAATTAGCTGAGTTTGAAAAGAGTGCAGTTGAAGAGGAATTGGGGAGAAGAAGTGAGGGAGCTAGAGTTAGATTAACACAACAAGGGCGTGACGCTACTTTGCCAGTTAAAGTAACTGATAGGGATTTTATTCCAGAAGGATCTTCTACAGCTATAACACAAAGAGGAGGGTTAGCTAATATTCCTCCACTCAAAGAAGACCCAGTTCCATTTACCCCAGGCTCTAGGAATTTATCTAATTTTGAAAGAGCAGCTTATCCATATATAAAGAATCTAGAAAAAGCTAATCCAGAACTTGGAAATACTGCTAAAGCCTATGAATATAACTATGAAATGGCTTCCTCTAAAGCTAGAGCTGCTAAGATAGATATATTAGATAGATATAAACTTAGTAAACAGGATGAACAAGATGTAATAAGTATTCTTAATGGAGATATAATAGCAAATCCGAGCCAGAATTCTGTACAAGCTGCTAAAGAGCTAAGAACTATTCTTGATAGTTTTGCTAAGCATGCTGATCAGTATGGAGTATTAGAGGGATATAGACAAAATTACTTTCCACATAAGATTAAGGAGGGTGTATTTACTAATGATATGTTTACTCCTCTTCAATCTCGTTCTGGAAGTGGAATTGATCCTGCCTTAGAAAAAGCAAGATTAGCTAATAATCCCAATTGGGAGAGAAAATTAAGTGTATTGGATGACTATTTTAGACATGCCTCTAGAAGAATTTCTGAGGCTAAATTCTTTGGTAAAAATCCTTGGAAGTATCTAGAGAAATTCGAATTTGAAAAATCTGGTAAACCTGATACAGCTAGGGAGACAGCTGAGTATATTAGTAGGAATTTTGAAAGATTAACTGGAAGGGAACGCTCTACTCAGTTTTCTCGTATTACAGCTAAAGGGCGCTATGCACAAGCATTAAGTGATTTAGGATTATCTGGGGTTTCTCAATTTGGTCAGCTTGCCCAGATTTCTTCTTATGGAGGAGTTACTAGAGCAGCTAGAGGATTAGTTAGTACGCTAGCAAATACACATTCCTCTTATCGAAACGCCTTACGAAGTGGGGTTACATTCTCTAATGATGCTTTTGAAGTTGGAAAATCATTAGGCTCTGGTGGTAAGTTTCTATGGGGAATTGGAACTAGTGATAAGTTTCTACGGGTAGTTTCTGATACTGTTGCTAGAAAGATGGTGAAGGATGCTGTTGGAAGTAAAAATCCAATTATTAGGTCTTTAGCTAAGAAAGATTTGAAGAGATTAGGATTTACCAATCCATCTTTAGATCCAACTTATGTAGATAATGTAGCAAAAATTTTCTCTGATAAAGTTAACTTTCGTGTTTCCCCTCTAGAAATGCCAGGATGGACAGAATCTCCTTATGGAAAAATTGCTACACAGTATCTTTCTTTTGGTTATCAAGCCGGAAGATTCCTAAAAGAAATTTCTGGGCGTTTTGTAAAAGGTGATGTTCTTCCAATAGCAAGGTTTCTAGTTGCTGCTCAAGTAGTTGGAGAAGGAGTTAATGATGTTAAGGCATTATTTAAGGAACTTGGAAAAGAAGATCCAGACTTGAAGAAAGCTGTTCAAGGAACTGACGAGAAGGGATGGATTCAAGTTCTTCGTAATAAAAGAGCATCTAATATCACAAAACGAGCACTCCAAAATTTTATGTCAACTGGGGGATTAGGAATTCTATCTATTGGGTTAGAAAAGTTTATTGATACTGCTGAAAGTAGAGGGAAAGAAGCTGGTCTGAGAGTTCCACTAGGCCCGATGGGAGAGAATGTTGTTAACCTTGGAGCTTCTACAGCCAAAACTGGAAGAAATCTAGCTGTTAATCTTACAGGACGTGGACTTTCTGGTGTGGAAACTAAAAAGGTTGAAGCACCCTATAGACCTTTAGTTGAATGGGGATTAGAACAAGCTCCTGTAGTTGGATTTGATTGGAAGAGAAGAGTATATCCACCTAGAAAGAGAGCTTTCTCTGATCTTGATGTGAGTCTTAGGTAGGAGTTAAATCCTCTCAACCTTCCCTATAGGTTTTTCCTGTAATCCACTAACTAAATCCCTTCTCTCAATAACTTCCTTAATTACAGTTTCCGATAGTCCAATCATAATTTCATTATTCATCCTACTCTTTGTAATAACTCCTGCTTGTTCTAATGTCTCGACTATATTATCCAGATCAGAACTGGATAAATCTCCATACATTTTTCTCAAAATAGCTCTTCTACCAGCTCTATAACTCTTATCCTTAGCCTCTATTAGTATCTCAAGTAATCTCTCCTGTTGAGCTGCAAGTGGATTCTTTCCTTCTCTATGTGTAAGTCTACTTACTGCTACTGTAAGATTGGTACATGCTTCTATAGCTGCTGCTATGTCTTCTTCTTCAAGGGTTAGACTAGTTCCACGACTTAAACTCAGCAACATTGCAACCTTTACAACGTGTACATTTAATCTATAAACTGTTCCAGTTTTATCTTCTATATTCTTTTCACAAAGCTCCTTATACCACTCTTCAAATAAACCCATTCCTACTGGAGAATACTTAAATTGACCAGAGATTAAGGCTAAGGATTTTAGGTAGTGTATTAGCTTCTCGTAGTCTATTAGTAACTTTGGTGGTCTTGTTAGAGGGTTTATTCGATTCCTCTTTTTTTCACTAACAACTATAGTTCTCCCTACAAAACCTCCATTAATATCCTTAGCCTGAATTACATCCTTGTATAGACTTTCATTAGTAGCCGCGAACATAGTTACATATACATCTTTTAATTTCTCCTTTCCTGACTTAAGAGTGTTTGTCCAGTTTGTTGTATAGCTTGTATCGTTAAGATCATGTAAAATCGTTGTAGACTGCGGATCATTAATAATGAGATTACTAAGTTCATCACTGACAAGAATAGCACAAGACTCAACAATAGGAAGACAACCTGGGCCTGGTATATAGGCATTAGCAAGCTCCTGTATTATAGATTGAATTGAATTCCTACCAGAAATTACACGAGTATTATTTACACCTTGTACTAAGTCTCTCACAATTTTAATTGCGAATCCCTTTCTAAGACCAGAATCAGCTAGAAGTAGGACGAATATATTAGGATATACCTTTATGTAGAATTGATCTAACCAAACTCTCCTTTTCATAATGGCAGAAATACTAGCTAATCCTGCCCAATAGATGAAACTCTTAGGAGTTTCAGCTTCATCTGTCATATCAAGAAGGTCTTGGAGAAAGTTCATTTTTTCTCGAATGGTAATGGTAGCTGCAAATCTTCTACTGGAAACGCCCAATGAATTACTGCACATTCCTCACATAGAAATGCTATTTTCTTTGTATCTCCAAGAGATATATCTGGTTCATCATACTGTAGAAATTTTACTTCACCCATGCATCTTATAGACATTCCAGAAAAAATACAGACTAATTTTGATTCCACTTGAAATCCTTAAACTTTTTCAGATCCCTATAATTCTCCCCAATTTTAATCTCACAAGGTATTGAGAGAGGACTTCTTTTCAACGTACACCTTTCAAAATCTATAGGATATTCAAATTCTTCCTTAATTAGAACACTAGCATCTTCAACAGCAGATTGATTGTTTCTAACCGTAAATAGCAATGCATCATGAGCTTCAATCAATACCCTAATTCTCGGATCTCGTCTCTTAATTTCAATAGCAGCAGATTTAAGTTTATCTCCAACAGTTGATTGCGGAATCTGGGCGTAGCCTTCTCTGAAAATAGCATCTTCCATGCGATCCATAAAAATCCTCTGGCGCCCGAAAGCATTAGTAAGCATACGTGTATCTTTAATAGCTTTACGTACTTCCTCATGGAATACACCTCTTATCTTTGGGGACATTTGATGAAAAGTATCGAGTATCTTTCCTGCTCTCCACTCACTTATCTTAACTGGAATTCCAAACTTTCTAGCATCAGAATTAGCTGTTAAAGCAAATTTTCTTTTACCAACATCATAGTTTCCACTATGTCTTGAAGTTTTGCCTATGAATCTTTCATCTTCTGTAATATCTTTATAATTAGGGCGATTAAAAGTCCAATTAGCAGTAATTCTATGAATGTCTTCTCCACGTTTGAAAAGCTCCATGAGTTCTGTATCGTTGGATAAGAGCGCTACTATTCTTGCTTCAGCTTGGGATAGATCAGCTTCTAGGAAAATCCAATCTTTATCAGGAACTATACAAGTCCTAATTTCACTTCCTATATCCCCATGCTTCGTCAGTGTTTGAAATGCCCATCCTATTGCTTGTTTTCCTTTTTTAACAGGGCGTTCTGGNGTTGACAATTTAGTACTACTTGACCGTCCTGTTTCCGTTCCACCGATATTATATAGAGTTCTCGATTTACCATCGAAGTCACGATTGAATCTAATAACGTTTGATATAGCTGTTCTGAGTCGCCTAATGTCGAGTATAAGGTTGAGTCCTTCTTCCTGTTCATGATTTTTTGCATGGTTTCCAAGTANAGAAACCAATGTATCCTCATCAAAATAATTACGCTTAGGCAATTTAAGGCGTTTCAATGCTTCTGGGACATCTAGGATGCTCTTAACATTACAGACGAATCCAACTAGTTTGTCTAGCTTATCTTGTAGAACCCCTTGTCTTGCTAGGTAGATATTCTCTAATTGAGCTCTCTTCACTTCATCTACATTAAGACCTTCATTTTCAATATCAATATAGAAACGGTGGAGATTCATTAAGAATTTGTAAGTAAACTTCTCCAGCCCTCGCACTTTTACTTGTTCATCTAGTCTCTCCCAGCATTCATAATTAACTGCTGCATCCTTAGCATTGTATAGATAATGCTGATCCCATTTGTCTTTAGCTGGATTAAATTCTTTTCCCTCATTCTTCCAAAAAGGTTCTTTAGTTACTATACTTGCTATAAAAGCTAGGCTCTTGGGTAATTCTGGATACAATGCATGCATCATTATCATTGTATCAGCATATATGTTCTTGGGTAATCGGAAACCAAACATCTCCAGTTTCTTATGATCAAATTTGAAGTTTTGGCCTATGAGTTGAATTCCACTTTGGAAGAATCTGTCTAATACGCGTAGGATTATCTTTATCTCACTCCAGGGAATTGCGTATTGATTATTCCAAGAGGATTCACTCGAAAGGAGTGGAATACTTATGGAATGATAGCTATTGAAAGCTAGGCTTACACAGGTTGGAATACTAGCACTTGCTTCTATATCACAGGCAACTTTTGTAAGACGAGAATATTGTGTGATAAAATTGATAACGTCCTGGGAATTTCTAGCAACTACAAGATTTCTACTGGGTAATCTATATTCTGGGTCACGGCTTTCCTCAACTGCTCTTTCAAAGTCATGGAGAACATAAAATCTAGCTGAGTAAGGGTAAGCTCCTTTCCCTTGTTTATGAGATTCCCCTCTGAGTAAAGCAGCAGGATGTAATGTAGGAATAACTTTTGGTAAGCCATTGATTGATGGTAAGATACTTCCACGCCAATCTCCAATTCCTGTTTTACCTGTAAGTGTATTTAAGGCAATTTCACCTAAAGCTAATATGCAATTAGGTTTAATTACACTTATCTCTCCCCAAAGTTCCTTTTCACATTCTTCCCAAGTGTGTCCTGTTTCATCAAAACGTTTGAGATCATTTTCAGGAGGTCTATATCTAAGAACATTAGCCTTGAAGCATTGTTTTAGAGACCACTTAGCATCCTGTAAAAGTCTATCTGTTAATTGTCCACTTGGCCCTACTAAATTTTCCCCCACTTCTTCTTCTTTCCATCCTGGGGCTTCTCCTACTATCATTAATGGAGAGTCAGATGGGCCGGAGGAGGGAATGTATTTAGCTGACAACTATTTCCCCACAACAGATTTACGTACATAATATATTACTATAAGAGGCCAGAATATGAATCCAATAAAAAAGGCAGCTAATCTAGTAGTCCAAGTATCTTCCTTTTCTGGGGCTATAATTATACTCTTATAGGCACTGAAACCTGTATAGAATGAGAGTATTATATACCATATAAAAGTCCAGAGAATGAACACTCTTAGGAAAATATCACTACTCTCTTCAATTGGGACCACTTAAACCTCCTGGAACTGAGTAATAGAACAACTTATTCTCTTGCTTATCTATTATTGCACAGAGAGATTTTATTGGATAGTTTGGGTCTGCAAAAGATTCACAATAGGAATCGAATCTTTGATTTGTTAGGGTGTGTTTAAGAGGAATTGGATAGATTACAATAATTATTCTAAACACCAGTGTAGATAATAGAATAACTATTATTGATGTTACTATTATTGCTGGGGTTAATTTCACTCTTTTATCCTCCTATAGAATTCTAGAAAATGCTCTTTCTTTACTAGAAAAGGCGTGCCAGTGTGATATTTTGGGGAGACTCCTACGTAATTATCTTCTATTCTTATTACTTCAACAGTTCTCCTATACTTCCATTCCTTGTCTACATAGAGTCCACCTATGATTATTTCTTTCTTTCCATTTACTTTCTTTTCACTTACTAATCGTGCTTTGCTTTTCCCCTATTAATACCAACTCCTTCCCGCGAAGTTAGTTGATTTTCTACCTCCTTTACTAGTAAATCATTCCCCTCTATATTTTCTGCAAACCATTGAAGATAAGATGTTGGAATTGATCCTAAATCCTCTCCCCTATACTTACCAAAAGGCATGATTGTCTTTTTAAGTTCCACCTAAAGCTCCTTTATTTTGAAAGTAACTCTTCTAATTCTTCAATGAGAATACGTGCATCACAGGGATAGTCTTGACCACAAAATGTACATGATTTATATATTTCATATGTATCCAGATACACTGGTAGATTAGATGGCATCATAGTTCTTTTAAGAGTAATTGGAATATGTCTCTCTTTTATCTCCTGTATTGTAGTTTTTCTCATTATTTTTCCTTCCTAAACCTCTTCGAAAATTCAATGTAAACCTCTGCATCATTAGCAGAATCTTCGTGGAAAACTGGCCTTGCTAATCTTACAATTTTGAAAGCCGCGAGCATTTCTGCTACTAGATCAGGTGGGAAAAGTTCTCCTGGCTTACCTATTTGAATAATCCCAGGTAATCCAGTTGGTTTATTCAAATAAGCTCCTAAATTATGATACCTATTCCTAAAAACTCCCTCCCAAGCTAATCCTATTGCTTGGTGTGAAAGAAATGGATCTCCATAGATAGATTTTCTGGACTCTTCTAAGGCTAGAAGTTTTATGGTAAGATCATCTTCATTGTATGTTTCTTTTCTCTTTTCTTGTTGGTAGATTTTTTCCTGAGCTATGTCTGATTCTAAGATAATTGGATCTGCAGTTGGATCTGTAGATAGATATCGTATATAATTAGTTAAATCGTCTCGCGTAAAAATTTGATTTTTATCTAATTCTAAAATACACTTCCCACAATTAACTTTATGAATTTCTACTGTAGCATTATCTGTAGATAGTCTTGCTCCACAGATAATTGAAATAGTACGTGGAACAAAACAATGCCAAATCTTACCAATTTCTCCTTTCTTCTCTTGCCCTTTTAATTGCGTCTTCAATTTTGATTTCTTTGAAGTTAAGCTCATTATTATTCCTCATAAAATTAAACAGCATTAGATAGATACTGACAGTTGAAATGGATAGTCCTAATACTCTTGCAGTATCTTTCAACCCCCAGCCAATTTGACTATTGCTGAAACGCCCTTTGGTTTGGCAGCCATAGATGTTTATTTTACCTTTATGATAAGAGTCTATTAAAACTGCCAACTCAGACCAAGAATCGTGGGAAGATTTAAGTTCGTTAACTTTTAGGAAGAAACTTAAATCTGTCTCATCTAGATTATGTTTTGTCAATTATGGCTTCCTTATAATGTCAACTAGAGAATGGAGAAGATTATCTAGATAGAATTGTGTAAATTCCTGTGTATTGAATTGATAACTACAGCTGAAACAAACTCTTCTTCTCCTAGTTATTTTTCCATCTTCTTTATCACTTGTTTGAGTTGTTCTTACTCTCTCTGAGTTGCATTTGGGACATTTCATCCAAATCTCTCACTTGAATTGTTAAGTAATTAATTTTACAAGGTAATTCATCTGGTCTCCAACCATAATTATTTTTATACTGAAGACCACAGGCATCATAAGCTAAAACAGTTCCATCATTGCTAATAGTAAAGGCTGTAACAGGACTATCAATTATTGAATAAATGTCACTAGTAGTGGAGAGATTATTTATTGAAACAGTTCCACCATTATTTGTGTGCAGCCTTTGAAACTTTCTATGGTTGGTCCAAATAATTAGAATAGCATAACTAATAACTGCAATTATTAAGATTAGCTTTCTTCGGTTTTCATGCATATTTCACCTGTAAAATGCCAGAGAAGGGAGTCGAACCCTTATGAGTTAAAAACTCAAGAGATTTTAAGTCTCTCATGTATACCAATTCCATCACTCTGGCATGGAGATTCTTAACTTCTCCTAGGAACTTTAACAGTCTTAAGTCTTTCACCCTCTGGAATATCTAGAACTGTTTCTAGAAAGGAAACTGCTGCTAGAATAGACTTAAGCTCTTCTCGTACTTTTAGGTACTTATCTGTAAGAGGCTTCAATTGTCCTCTTAGTTCAGTTTTGGTACTATCGCTAAGATCGATCATGCTCTTCTCCTATTCTTACTTCTACTTAACTTCTGTTGCTTCCTCTTCTTTATACGTCTCTCATTAATATCTTTCTCCTTTAATTAACCTTACTACTCTTCTGTTGATAAACGGAAATCCCATCTCTTATTGCTAGATTCATACTTTCATGTCTATCAAGGTGAACTCCATTACCTTCGTATACTTCCCTATCAGAATGATCTATTAGGAATACTTTTGATAGAAATTCTACTTTCTCTGTATCAAAAGCTATTCCCATTACACGAATTTCTAGAATCAAATTTTTTTACCCCCATGACGATAAGAGCGTGTCAGGTTGTAGGAAAGTTTCTCATTTACGGCTTTCTGCAAGTTGATTCCTAGAAGTTTACAGTAATGTGCTAGTCGAATAACAACATCTGCAAACTCTGCCGCGACGCCTTCAGGTTTCTTATTAGCATAATAATAAAGAGGACTAGCTTTCCTATACTCTTCCAGAGCTTCACTTAGTTCACTATGAAGTAATGCTATCATCTCTGGAATTCGTATACTTCTCCTATTCCATCCTTTTAATTCAGCCTGCTCATAGCAGACTTCAGTTAACTCATTTAAGGTCATCGCGCCCAAGAGTTTAGCTGCTTTTTTCTTTGTCATTCTTTAATCCACCCAGGTCTAATTGGAATAATCCAAATTATTAATTCCAGCCAGATGTAGTATAAGAATCCATCTGAGCCTGAATTAAAAATAAATTCAATTACTTTCATATTTTCCTCCTACCTCAAAAATGCCTTCCACTCATGTGAGGATAACCCCACACTATAAAAATGGCGACAAGGTTTTCTATTGTCTCTCCCCGGACTGGAAGATAATAGAAGTTACCGCTTCCACCTTTATAAGTTAAAGTATTCAAGGCTAATATTCCTTGCCCTGAGTGGTTTGAAAGTTACTTAGGGTGTAACTTCCTCTTCTTCATCTACATCATCATCTTCTACATCATCTTCGCCTTCATCTTCTCCTGCTTCTTTTTCTCCTTCGTCTTCCTCTTCCTCATCAGAATCGCCTTCGTCTATTTCATCTACTTCTTCATCTAGAAAATACTCTGTTGGAACCTCTTCAACTTTCTCCTCAAAAAATGGATCAGGAGGATTCCCTAGATTTTCATAGATGTTTTCCATTTAATCCTCCTATGCAGCTTTCTTAAAGTCAGAAATTGCATTGACCATCTTTCCACTGGGATCAGTTGGATTAGGAGTTGGGCGAATAAATCCCATAACTCTCTTACCAACTAGAGCTTCAGGATCTAGTGAGTAACTAGTTGCTTTGATTTCCAAGCCCAAAGCAGCAAGAAAATCAATAGCAGCCCATGCAGCTTGCTCATTAATCCAGTGACGAACTGGAAGAGAAGCAAACTTTGTTCCACCTTTGCTATCAGTAACTACTGAGAAGTCAAGAACAAGATTAGTAGAGTTGCCTTTCTTACTAGTCTCTTCCTTTGCTTTCTTGATTTCAATCAGATACCAGTCAGGATCAACTAAACTACCACGCTTGATTTCTTCCTCGGTGAGTTGTAGATTAAACATATCTATTTTTATCCTTTAATGTTATTGGTTTCCTTCTCCACTTCCATTTTTTCTGTTCTACTGCACCTCCTATAAAGTAATTGTACCAGGTAAAGGTTTTCCAGGCTCTATCCCAGTTGAAATGTCTTCTTTTATGTAACTGTTCAAGAGAGGGAATAAATCTTTGTTAGTCCATTCGATTTCGGAGGGTATATTCAAAGCTGTCTTAGCAAGATTATTGGTATTT